AAGACGCCGATCGATCGTCTTGAGAAGGAACTGGCCGAATGCAAGGATCCAGCGCGGCGGGTTTTGCTCAAGTTCCGAATAAATGAGCTTCGGAAACAACGAAAATAATCAGAGGAAAAAATGACAGCGACTACTTGGAATTTGCCGAATTTTACGGGCGAGCTTTACTTGATCGGCGCTAACCAGACGCCGTTTCTCAACATCATCGGCGGCCTTGAGGGCGGCAACGTCCGCACTGTCGGCGCGTTCGATTTCCCGACGGCGCAGCCTTGGGCCTTGAACGGCGCGTCGCAGCCTAACATCTCCGAAAGCGCTTCGGCTACGGCGCCCGCCGCTGATGTTTATGTGCGTCAGCAGAAAATGAATTGCGTGCAGATTTTCCAGAAATCTGTTGACGTGACGTATGCAAAGCAGTCGGCCACGGGAGCAGTTCTTGTGAACGCCGCGTTGCAGGCTGGATACAAAAACGTAGACGTCACCGAAAAGCAGCCCGTGCAAGACGAGAAGTCGTTTCAGATCGCGGCCGTCCTTCGGCAGATCGCCGTTGACGTTGAGCACACGTTTTTGAACGGAGTCTATCAGACTCCGAGCAACGTAAATACCGCGCATCGTAGTCGTGGTATTCTTACGTTGCTTGATAACACGTCAAGCGAGGTCAAGGCCGGAAGCGCCTATTTGGATCGTCAGCTGCTGAACAAGCTTCTTCGCCAGATGGCGGCCGCCGGCGCCGAGTTCCGCAATCCGGTTCTCTTCTGCAATGCGTTTCAAAAGCAGAAGCTCAGCGAGATCTTCGGCTATGCTCCGGAGGACCGCTTCGTCGGCGGCGTCGCGGTCAGCGAGATTTATACCGATTTCGCGAAGCTTGCGGTTGTTTGGGCGCCTTATGTCCCGACGACGAAGCTTTTGATTGCCGACGTGGACGTTTGCCGGCCGGTCTTCCTTCCGGTTCCGGGGAAGGGCGTTCTCTTCTATGAGGATCTCGGCAAGGTCGGCGCGGTTGAGAAGGGCATGATCTACGGGCAGATCGGCCTTGACCACGGGCCGCGTGAGTTCCACGGCTGCATCACCGGCCTCAAGGACGCCTAAAAATTGCTTGACATGGGGCGCCCCGTACTTTCTGGTGCGGGGCGTCCTTTGTCGACTGTTTCTTGGAAACAACAGAAACGAGGTCTGCAATGACAAAAGACGAAGCCATTGAGAACGGGAAGCAGCTCGAAGTACATCCGGCTGTTCAGCCGCGTCTTAGAGAATACATTCGTTACCTTAACAAGCACCTTGTTTTTAAGAGTTAGTCGGAGGAAGACAAATGTCGAAGCCGCTTGATCTTGATAATTTGATTATCAATAAAAAGCAGCTCGAAGACCATCCGGCTATTGCTCCTCGGTTGCGTGAATACTTTCAGTTTATCAACGAATACGGAGTATTCAAGACTAGTAGCACAAGCTCTAGTACAAGCAGTTCGAGCAGCAGCAGCTCGAGCAGCAGCAGTTCGAGCAGCAGCAGTTCGAGCAGCAGTAGCACGAGTTCAAGTAGCACGAGTTCGAGCAGCAGTTCGAGCAGCAGTAGCACGACGATCACGATCTAATTTTCAGCTATGGCGAACTATAGCGTAGATACTGATCTAAAAAAGATTCGTCCTGATATACTCAGTCTCGGCGTTGCTAACTGGAATAACCAACACGCTGAGGCTAAGGCGATTATCGATCGGTATCTTGAAACGAGATGGTATCCAAGCGAAGCTCGGGATCGTGATATCGATCCAGATGACCAGCCGTTCAATCCTGATCTTCTTGACGTCGATCAGCTAAAGCGGGCGTCGTGTTTCAAGACGCTCGCTTTGGTATACGAACACGAGATGACGGCGACGCCGGAAGCTTCGGGATTCGAGCGGTTCCGTGATTTTTATGAGAAGCGTTTTGTGGACGAGATGCAGTCGCTGATGGCGGCGGGCATTTCTTACGATTGGGACGAAGACGATTCGATCAGCGGCGACGAAAGAATCCGCCGGCCAATGAGGCGCTTGAAGCGTTGTTGAGATGGCGTCGTTATTTCGGATCTCATTGAAAGACGTGGACAAGATTTGGTCCGCGTTCTCAGGATTGAGGTCCGCGCTACTCGACAAGAAAGCGCTCGCACAGATCGGCGCGTTTATCAAGTTCCGAATCGCCAAGCGCACGGCGGCCGGCGTTGACGTTGACGGCTATCGATTCGTTCCATACACAAAGCGCTATGCAATGTTTAGGTACGCGCACGGCAGGCCGATCAACAAGGTCAATTTATTTTTTACTGGCGGCATGATGGCCGCGCTTGATTATACCGTCGATCCGGATGGCCGATCGGCCGCCGTCTTTTTTAGACCGTCTCCGTCGTTTCCCTTGCCAGGGCGCAGCAAAGGCCGCGCGATTACGAACGCCGAGAAGGCGTCGTTTTTGCAAGAGAAGCGCGAATTTTTTGGTATGTCGGCCGAAGATCGTGAGAAGGCCGTTGCGATATATTCTGCTGCTATTCAAAAGGCAATTGATAAGCTCGGAAAATGAAGATCAAGAGTAGCACGCGAGAAACGATTGTCAAAGCGTTGATCGACGATATCGAAAGCATCGCCGGCGCTAAGACCGTCGTTCGTTCGTTCCCGACGAACAAGGCGCTCGAAGCTTTCTCTTGGTCTCAGTTTCCAGTTATCGCGGTTGTTGCGGGAATGCCGACGCCGGAAGAAAAGCTTTCGTCGCGCTCGCAAGGCATTCCTGATCTATACAGATCGTCGCTCATTGTTTCCTTGTTTATGTATTTCCACGACACGGGAAGTAAGGTTGACGAGAATATGTCGGAATGGTTGAATAAGATTTGGTCAAAGGTTCTCGCTGATCCGACGCGGGGCGGCGAAGCCTTCTCGACGGAGGTCAGGCCAGATCCAAGCGTAGAGTACTTTGATCCATACGTTGCGTTCAAGGTCGACGTTGTTATAAAGTATCACCACACAACCGGAGAAATTTAACATGGCAATTCCCCCGAGCACTAACAACTACGCAATCGGCAAGGGCAAGCTTTACATTGCCGATTTCAGCACGTCGCCGAATTGGAAGCCGATGGGCAATTGTCCGTCGATTGAGATCGAGCCGCAGGTTGAGCGTCTCGAACATTTTAGTTCAATGTCCGGCTTGAAGAATCGCGACAAGTACCCCGTCGTGCAGGCCAAGTACACGGTCAACTTCGACGCGGACGAGATTTGCGCAGAAAACTTGACGGTCTTTTTGCAGGGCAGCTTGTCCAGCTCCGGCCTTTACGGCTTGCAGAACACCGACAAAGAGTATTCGTTGAAGTTCGTCAGCGATAATCCTATCGGCCAGAACTCTACTTGGACGTTTCATCGTTGCGTGATCGCTAACAACGGTGCGATGTCGCTTATCGGCGACGACTGGATGACGATGAGCTTCACGGCCGAAGGGCTCGCCGATCCGTCCAACACAAGCTCCCCGTACTTCACGGTTGAGTTCTCTTCGACGACGACTTCTTTGTAAAAAAAAAAAGAAGAAGCGCGGACCTAACGACGGAGGCTTTGAATGCCACGCGGTCAGATCACGTTTAAGATTGACGGCTACGATGATCCGTTCGTTGTCAAGGAACTAACTCCTCGGCAGATCATTGAGATCTTCCAGATGGAAGGCCTTGAGGACCAAAGCATTCTCGGGCTGAAAAATTATTTCCTTGACAAGGTTTTGCCGCTCGCGGTTCCGGGGCTTAAGGCCGATGCTTTGCTTGACATGCTCCCTAGCGATCTTGAGATCGTTTGGGAAAAGTTCAAGGAAGTCAACAAAGCTTTTTTCGGACTAGCGACGCGAGCAGGCATCGGAAAAATCGTCGAGCAGGTCAAAGCGGCGGCGCTATCGGACTATTTCAGCTTGCTTGCGTCCTCATCGAAGCTGGCCACACGGAATGCCTAGACTACGGCTATTCGTACTTTCTTGCGGCGCTAAATGAGCACCAGCGAATCGAGCTTGATAAAATGAAGCGGGACGCTACGGCGTACCGCTTCGCACAGTTCGCGGACAAGCGCGAATGGGCAAAGTTTTTGAAGCGGAAGTAGCATAGTGGCTGGCGATAGCAAGCTTCTAAAAATAGTCGTCGAACTGAATGCGGCCGGCGCCGAGCGCGCGTTGGGTTCGTTGCGCGCGGCGTTGCAGGGGCTGTCTAAGGGAACGGACGCGGCGGCCATCGGCAGTCGTGAGATGGCCGCCGCGTTCGACAACGCCGCAACACAAGCTAGCGTTGCGTCTGCAGCGGTTGGTCGCGTTGCCACGGTCAGCGCCGAAGCCGGCGCGGCCGTCAGCAATGCGGCCAAATCGTTGGCTGCAATGGCCGAGCGGACGGCGGCCACTTCGTCGGCGTCCGGCGCGGTCTCCAAGTCGTTTCTCGGCCTATCGGCCGCCGGCCGAGCCGTGCAAGCGGCGCTCGCGGCCACCGGCGCGGCCGTTGTCCGCGCGAGCACGGCGCTTTCCACCTATCTAATCAACGCCGCGAAGCGCGCGTCCAGCGCGTTACTGTCGCTTTCCATTTCTGGCGAGTCGCTCAAGAAAGCGCTCTTTTCTCTAAAGTCGCTGTTTGTGGCAATCGGCGCGGTCGCGCTCGCCAAGTCGTTCGTCAATGCGGCGGCGCGATCCGAGAGTCTAAAGACGCGCCTAATCGGCCTGTTCGGCAGCATCACCGAAGGCACAAAGGCGTTCAAGGGCCTTGAGGAAGTCGCCGAGCGGCTACCAGTAAAGCTCCAAGATCTCGAATCGTCGGCCACGCAGTTCGGCGCGGTCATTAAGGGCGGCGCCGATGAAACGCTGAAATGGGTTGAGATGGCGGCCGATATATCGGCCGCAACCGGACTAAGCATTGACACAACGACGCAGGCGCTACGGCGAATGTATGACGGCGGCACGGAAGCCGCTACGATGTTCCGTCGCGCCGGCATTTTGTCGATGCTCGGTTTTCAAAAGGGCGTCTCGCTATCGGCCGAGGAAACACGGCAGCATTTAATCGCGGCTTGGGAAGATCCGGCGTCGCGTTTTCGCGGGGCTGCTGCTGGCGCGGCTAAAACATGGGACGGAATGCTAACGCTCCTCGGGAACGCTTGGACGCTTTTCCGAGAGCGGCTGATGG